TTTACCACCATTCATACCACCAACTGAGGAAAGTAAAGGTGTTCTTTGACCACCAACTTTAAACAATTCACCAGTAAAGTTATTAATATTTTGAGCATAAATCGTACTATTTGTTAACGATATATCTGCCATATTTATCTTCTCCTAATTTAATTGTTTACTTGTTTTTACTTTGTTCATCAATAGAATCCATAGCATACAATTTTGCTGTTATAGAATCTTTGACTCTAGTTTCTGGATTATTAACGAAGCTAACTACTTCTGCTAATGCATCAGCAGGAGTATTGTCAACTCCTAACTTATTAAGTTGCTCAACTCTAGTTTGAGCTTGAATCACGTTCTCTATAGGTGGAGCTGCTGGAGCAGGTGCTTCAGCATTAATAGCATCCTCACCAAACTCTGTATTAACAAAATCTGTTATAGCGTCAACTGTTACATCTCCGTCATAAAGTTTTGTTACAGCTTTACCCAATCCTTTTTCTGCGGATAAGCCAATTGAGGATAGTGCAGAATCCATTGCTTGTGTTTTAAATTGTTTATTCTCAGCTTTGAGTTTTTTATACTCTTGTCTAAGTTGTTTAATATTATCATTATCCAATGTTTCTTCAACCTCCTCTACTGCTACTTCATTTACTTGTTCTTCATTCATAATTAATTTCTCCATTCTCTGGCATATAAATAACCCATTAAAATAATCGCCAGGTAATTAAAGGGATGTCGCAAGGGATTTGTGATTACAAGTTGGACACCTTGGGTAACCAACTGATTACGACCCTATATTTAGAGTGCCGACCTCGACAGGCACTATATATAGTATATAAGAATCTAAATCTAAAGTCAAGGTTTAGATTTATGTTTCAGTTAAACCTGTGACTTGTCCTGTTTGAGTTCTATAGGCACCTGTTGCTGAAGAACTTCCTGTTCTATTCTGTGCTTCTATAGCTTGTATCTGGTCCATTAATTTTTCATCTTTAAATAAGGTAGCTTCCAATACATTTGAAGCTGTACCTACAGTACTATTTCTATTTTGCCTTCTAGCCATACTACCTAATAATCTTGCAGTTGTAGCAGCAGTAGCAAACTGTGTTCTAGCTCCACCTAATGTAATTCCTGCTTGTGTAAACTCTTGTATTCTTTCAAGTGAAACATCTTCACCTATCTCAGTTGTATATACAGCTCCTAGTTCTGAAGCATTTAATCTTTTCTGTAGTATTTCATTATTTAGATTAGGGTCTATAGCTAAAGCGAGTATGGATGATTCATCTAATGTAACAGATTCCCCAAGTTCACTTGAGTAATAATCATTATAAGCTGCCACAATATTTTGTTTCATACCTTCATCCATCCTGTCAAATATTCTACTTCTAACAGTTTTTACTCTATTAATATATTCATTAGGAGATACTTGATTACCTACCATAGTTGCATATATTTCTCTACTTTTTTGTTTAGCATATCCTCCAAGACCTTGACCTACTAAAGATGCTTTGACTTGTTCAAATCCTGCTACGTAAGAACTTTCATTCATTCTTATAGCTCCTGTTTCTGTATTAACAATACCTGGAAATACAGTTTGATATTCAGGAATTTCTCTCATAGCAGCTGTTGCTGCAGTTGCTGAACCATCTCCTTCTATAAATCCTTTTATATAAGCATCTACTAACTTATCTGCATTACCTCCAGCAAATGATTTAAGCCAAGGTAAGCGTAGGTAAACTTGATTAGGACTAAGGTTTAATGGTTCTTCTTCTACAGTAGCTGTTGTTTCTGCAGGTGCTGTGTAGTTAGAACCTCCAACTAATGATTCTGATTCTCTTATAGCCCTTGCTTCATCTTGGAAGTATCCTGCACCTTCTAGGTCTGCAATAAATTCTTTACCAGCATCTGTTTCATTATCCACTTCTATAGGTGTAAGTTGGTCTCTTCTGTAGTAACTTAATATTGCCATTATGCTATCCTAAATCCTCCTTGAATATTACCGCCTAAACTTGTTGTTATATTATCAGCCATAGTATTCATAAAAAATTCATTTCTTTTATTATAAGCAGAAGTTCTATAAAGTTTTTTTGCATCCATTTGTGATAATCCTAATCCTTCTAAGAATCCTTCATCTCCTTCATCAGCTACTTCACCAAAAGTACTTTGCCAGAAAGTCTTATATGGACCTACTACTTGAGAATACTTAAGATTTTTTCCACCAAATCTTTCTCCAAATACTGGGTCGTTATCAAACATAGTTTGCATTCTAGTATCAAAAGCTGTTTTGTCATTTGCAAATAATTCAACAAGACTATTTTGTTCTTCCTTTGATAGAGCATTCCAACGGTTTAAACCTATCCAACTTAGAGCAGAACTTTTAGCATTAATACCTGATGTGAAAGATGAAGTATCTTGTTTCCATGTAGTATTATTTAATTCACTTCTAGGACCTGAAAATATTGAATAGAAATCACTATCCTTTGAATAGTCATATCCTTCAATACCTAAAACAAAACCTAAATATTCGTCTAATAAAGTTGCTGTCACTTTACCTCTTGTTACTTGGTTCCATAAATTTTCATATAGTTCTGCATTCTCTCTTTCAAATGCTTCTGGACTTATACCTATACCTTCTAATGCAGTATCTAATTTATCTTTTGTTCCACCTATTAACTTCGCATACTTTTGATTTGTTACAGAATCACCATTTAAGTTAAAAGATAATGGGTCATCTCCTCCTGTAAGTATTGTTGCATTTATATAATCTAATTGACCTTGTGTATATCCTGTAGTTAATCCTGCTCTACTCAGCTGTTCTGAGGTTAGAGTAGTACCCAATGCTAGTGCTTTGAATAATAATGTAAGACCAACTGCTTGACCATTTACTTCATCAAATAACCATGGATAAGATGTTTCTAATTCTTGAAACCCACTAAATACAAAACTTGAGAAACCATTAGCATTTATTCTATTTCCAGTTGTAGGGTCTATTGTCATGTTTACTGCAGCCCAATCTCCACCTACTGCAAATCCTGTCATAGTTAAACTAGGGTCTTCTATCACTTCTCCTGGTGGAGGTGTGTTTGATAATCTAGGTCCTGTTCTATTATTACCTGCAGCATCTACACCCCAGTTAGTTGTATACTTATTTGGATTTAAACCATTAGCTGCATAAGAAATATAAGATGGATAACCTACTAAATCAGATATATCATATGCAAAATACACTACTCCATTTTTTGCATATACATAATCTGCAACTAATTTATTACTGTGTATCCAATTACCTTGTGGTTTTTGTGCTTCAGGTGGTGTTTCACTCCATCCATTTTCCGTCCACATACGAACTTCCCCTGAAGGGACTTGTTTAGTTGCTCCGTTTGGACCATATATTGTTACATCATCTGGCATTATTTATTACCTCTAATTGTTTCACCTATATTATAGAATACATGTTGAGGATTTGCATGGTCTATCATCTTAGTTGGTATCATACCTATATTGGGAGTTAACTCTTCATATACATAGCTTTTCTGACCTTTTATAACTTTATCAAGAGCTGCCATATGTTCAAAGAAAGTAATGTCTCCTCTATTGTATGAGTCTCTAGCTGTTTCTGCTACTTCAGGATTTAGTTTCATTGCTCTAGATTCTTTATTCTTTCTTAGGAATTGTTCAGTAGGAGAGTATGGTGCTAAATCATCTAGGTTAGCTATAACCTTTTCAGGAAAACTTCTATTATCTTTAGTATCATTAGGGAACACAATATCTATTATACCTTCTACGCTTGTATCTACAGCTCCAGTTATTGACATAATTATTAAACCTAATTCATATGCATCAACTAAAGTAACACCGTCAGCAAATATATTAACTAACTTATTTTTAATAGCTTTAAAAGCCTGGTCATAAGTAATATCTATATTCTTAAAAGGTCTGTTCTTTGAACCTTGTATAAGTTCAAACCTTTCTCTACTCAATAGAGCCATAGATTCTTCTATTGCATCGTCTATTGTTCTAGCTTGTTCAGGTGTAATCTTTGTTACATCAGGTGTTGCATCATCTACTTCCTCTATAAGTTTTTTAAACCTATACTCTTCCATCTCTGTAACTGTTCCTTCTACTACATCATCTACTACATTTGTAGGTGTGTCTATACCTAGAGTTTCTTTTATAACATCTTGTATTTCTTTTTGTCTTAATTCTTCTGTAGTAATTCCATAAGCACCTTTTGCACCAAACTCTTCCCCATATTGGTTTAAAGGTGGTTTTGATTCTAAATATCTTGGAGAAACTTCTATTTGTTCATTAACTATATCTAATATAAAATTATCTAATTCTTCACTTCCACCGACTAAATCTTGTAATTCTTTAAGAGTTCCATTATTTTCTAATTCTCTAATTAAATCTCCATGTTCAGTAGGGTTATCTGTAAAATAATTTGGTGCATCAGGGTCAGCATCTATACCAGTAGCTTTAATACCCTGTTCAAGAATTTCATTAATTCTTTTTAATTTATCATCTACTACATTTGTAGGTGTGTCTATTGCTTTATAATTATCTATAGCTGCTTCAGGAGAATCAAATAATTCACCAGGTGCTAATCCTCCTTTTGTAGAATTTCCAAACTCATCATAACTATAACGTCTATAACCTTCTTTAGTTCTTGTTCCAGATGCAGGATTATATCTGTACTCTACAACAGATAACTTATTATCAGGAGATAATTCATATCCATATTTTGAATCATAAAACTGTTCACGACCTTTACCTTGCAATCCACGTACATCTTCTTTATAACCAGTAAATTCAGGAACATTTTTATTAGCTTCTTCTAAAGAATCAAATACAGGAGTTTTAACTTCTTTATAAAAAGTTGTCTTTCCTGTTTCTTTATCATAATTAAAAGTTTTATATACTCCTTGATGTTTTCTAACTTCAACAGGAACAACTCCTTCTTCCGTTATAACCCATGCCCATTTAGGAGGATTTGATTTAGGTCTACCTCGTGGTCTCTTTTCTTCTATTACTTCATCTTCTACATTTGTAGGTGTGTCTAATGAAGATAAATTATCTGGAACTATATCCTTATCAGCACCTTCTACTGTATCTGGAACTTCTACATCTCCTGCTAGTTCTCCGTATTGTGCAGCTTGTTCTGCGTCAACTTTTTCGAATGCTTCTTTTGCATATTCTGGAAGAAACTCACGACCTATATCTCTACGTAATCTATCAGAAATAACAGGTCCTTTGTTAGTTAATGCCATTTCTATATTTGCAGGACTGTTAGGAAATATCTCATCTAAAGCATCACCAACTAATGAAACCTTTGCAGTTCCATCGCCAAAGTCCATTGTCTTATTAAATAAATTTTCCATTTCTTCTAGCGTAGAAAATTCACCTAAATCTAAATGAAAAATTTCATCAATTTCTGGTCTAAACCTATTAGGTCCACCTACTGATTGTGTGCTTTCGTCCATAAGAGATATACGAAACCCTGAAACTATTTCTTCATTTGCTTCATCAGTAATTACATCGATAACTAAACTAAGGTCTCTTCTTCCTACACCAACTAAATCTTCTAAATCATAAGGACCATAAACTAACAAACCGTCTGTTCTAGGCAAAGTATCCCAATAATCGCCTATATCTTTACCTACAAAATCTAATAAATTTTGACCGTCAAATTTTCTATTAGTAACTGTTTCTCTTAAAGCAGTTTCAACTAATTCATCTAAGGCTTTGATAGCTTTGTAATAATCTTCAGGTTCCACTATTCTTCCTTATCTTTGTTGTAAACATTTTCTGTAAAATCTAACTGTGCATCTATTGTATCGTTAATATTATTTCTAATATTTCTTCCTAAACTTTTGAATGCATTTCCAAATCTTACATGTGGAGGATAAGGTTTTGCCCAACGTACAGATATTTCTGGTTGATTATTTTTATTAATACTTTCTCTTTCAAAAGGATTATTAACACCGTATAATTTCTGTAATACTTTTGACCATACTTCTTTAGTTGCTTCAGGTGTTATTACTTCTGTTCCTACAAATCTAAATTCATCTCCCCATGATGGTCCTGGAGGGTCTTCTTCTTCTTCTACTACTTCTACTATAGGGAATGTAGTATATTTTTCTTCTTTGTTTATTCTATTCATTATCCAATCAGGAAGATTTTCTCCGTATACTAATTCTCCTGTCTCAGGATTTACTCTTTTTTTAAATGCTTCTAATTGATAAGCAACTATTTCTTCTAAACTTCCATCTGCTATTAACTCTATACCAGCATAAGTTCCTAGTTCGCCTCCAATATCTCTTAATGCCCAAGGTCTATTAAAATAAACTAAAGTAGCATATTCTAATCTTTCTTCTGAATAATCTTCTATTGTAACATTGGAACTGTTTCTAATAAGGTTTTCTACAGTTTTCCTTGCATGTGCTAAATCTAATTTTAAAATATCTAATGCTTCTTCTCTACTTACAGAATCACCCATTTCAAAATCATATGTTTTTGTTGCATTAGTATGTCCAAATCCAATAGTGGGAGTTCCTCTCTTATCTAAATAAGCATCTTCTTTAAAGCCTTCCAGATTCTCAATGTGGATAATTAACTCTTCTGTTAATTCCATTTTAATTTCCTGGTTGATTAGCGATATTGGCAAGGCTACCCATAAGGCTAGCAAAAGATTTCCTATACTGAGCATCAGCTTGACTTCCTGTAATTATATCTCCATACGTATCTCGCATAAACTCATCAAAGCTAGTAGACATTGCTGCTCCTACATCTATTTCAGATTCTCTATCTGTCATAGCAAAGTCTCCTACCCTTCCACTACCTGCAAGGTTTCTTCTTCTTCTTGCATCTGATAGGTCTGCTTCCATATTCCTTTGTCTGATATCAAAATTTTGTTTTTGTAATGAGTAACTCTCTTTTGACCATGCATCAAAGAAAGTCTGTAACTCTGCATCTGAAGCTGGTCTACCCAGTCCTTGTGTTATAGCCTCACTAATGTAACTCTTTGCATTAGTGAAATTAGGTTGAGTAAATTGAAATAGATTTTGATATGAATTATCTCCACCATAGTTAGATTCAAAAGCACCAGTTCCATATCCATAATCTGCTAATGAGTCTTTAAAAAATTCTTTTAAAAATACATTCATATTTGCTGCTGTACTACCTGGTGCAAGTAAGATACTGTATAAATCTTCTGAACTAACACCATCACCATTTAAATTTAATCTAGACATAGCAGATGTAATTGCTTCTATTGTTCCTCCTGGATTATTATCAAGTACTCCATAAACAAAAGTAAATGGTTGTAAGAATCCAGCTTCTACTAATAAAAGCTGTGTATCCATTATGTCTTCAGGAGATGCATTAGCAAATAATGAAGTGGCTAACCCATCTTGATATAGTGGCATTGTTCCTTTAGAAGTTTTCTCACTATATACATCTAAATCTAATTCACCTATACCATAGTATGTTTGATTAGGAAGTCCCATAATTGAACTTATAGCCTGCACTTCTTCTTGTGACTTACCTTCAAATACTGTATCCGTTTCCATAGGGTCCATTGCCCAAGATGCATTTATAAAATCCTCTACATAATTTACACCTAATTCATTATTTATAATTGCATCTATTCCATCTAAATATTCTTGAGTTGTTATTTTGTTATTATCTAATTTTTCTTTTAATTCTTCTGCTGAATCATAATCTATATTTCTTGCTGCAGTTTCTTTATATAAGTTATCTCGTGCATCTTTACTTACGAATGCTTTATAAGCTAAATCTGCTTGGTCAGAATATCCAGAAGATATAGCAGTACCAACAATATCAGGACTTAAATGAGAAAGCTCTTCTGGTAAAAGTTCTTTCTCATGTAAATCTATTAATACATCTGTGCTTTGTTTAATTATTTCAGCAGCTTCTGTTGCTGCAGGTATATCGCTTCCTAATGATTCATAAGTAAAATTAATAGTATCTTTTAAATTCTGTGGCATTTCATCCCAAGGAATACCTAGAACAGCTTCAGCATACAAATGGTATTCTGCCAAACTAATAGGTGGAGCTTCTAATTCAGTAGTATCTACTTGTCCACTACTTCTTTGAGAAAACCAATCTATTACACCTCTTCCAAATTCTCGTACAAACTGTTCATCACCTAAGAAAAAGATACTTAAGAAATCATTAAATAACTCTTTATCAAACTCGTGTTCTCTACCCTTAGGCATTCTCCACTCTAATCCACCCCAACCAACTTCTGGACGAGGTTCTTCTACACCAAGAATGTTATCTATTACTCTTTGTTCTTCTTCTGTATATTGATTATTTTCACCATTTGCCATTAGATATCTACTCCATAGTAATTCATTTCTTCTTCTACCTCTACTCTAAACACATCAAAGTACATAAAGTAAAAGTCAGGATATTCTAACATAAGTTTATTAGCTACTCCTCTTAAGTAACTTCTATACTCTGAGGCTTCTGCTCTACTTAATGTAGCATTTAATCCATGTTCTGATTTTATTACATTTAAAACTCTTTGTCTTACAGTTAGATATTTAATAATTCCTTTCATAGCTGGCATTTCATTTAATTTTTTAGTGCTTCCATCAGGCATTGTAACTAAAGAATCTCCATCTCTTTGTACCATTTCAGTTAATTGGTTTATCTTTGCTTCAGTTGTCAATGATTGTGGAGCAGTTGAGGTTTCTCCATAACCAGGGAATTGTTGCTGTAGTTGCAATCTAATTAAATATAGTTGTTCAACTCTTTTAGCATATGGAAGGCTTGCATACATTGGTCCATCCATTATTACTCTTCTAGCATGTTCATAAGCTAAACTACCTTGAGCTTGTCTTACAGATTGTTCATATTGTTCTGGAGTTAAATCTACTCTATCTCCATCAGAAAATGCTTGATTCCATGCTTGCCAATTAAATTCATCTAATGGGCTATCTGGATACATGTAGTAAGCAACATCAGGATATTTTTTAAATAACTCTTCATTCTTTTGTTTAAAGTATCCGCCTTCATCTGTAAATGAAACCTTCCTAACTTGTTTAGATTTAGAAGTCAATAAAGATGTAGGTTCAAAACCAAATACTTTAATAAATTCTGCAATAGCTATAACTCTATCACCATTTGCTTTAGCTAACATTCTGTAATAAGCATCTGATAATAATGTTTGTGCAAAATATTTACCTTCTGGGTCTCCTTCTACTGTTCTTGGGTCTAGATAAGCTCTACCTCCTGGTCCTATTTCATAATCATATTGAAGTACAGCACCAGTAGGAGCAAGAAATTGTACAAATGCTCTATGTAATAAACTTTGTGTAGCTAACTTCTTAGCTTTTTCTAATGATGCAACCTGTTGTTCAGGTGTAGAATCATCATAAGTACCAGTCATAAACATAGCTCTTTGTATCTCTTTTACTTGATTGGCGTATGCTCTTTGAAACTCAGCATCCATTGAATCGCCTGCTACTACAGCTTTCTTAAGCCAACTAGGCATAGCTTGTTTAGCGTAAAACATAGGATTCAACATTGAAGATGTTCCCTCATTCGGTCTACCGTAAGGAAAGAATGCTTTATCTATTTCTTTATTAGAAGGTAATATTGCAGCAGCAGGTATCTGAGCTAAAGGTCCTAGACCTGGTATTATATCTCCTGCTACCATATTCAAACCACTAGCATATCCTCTAAGTTTTGTATTTATATTTGGTATTTCAGTTGTCTCTTTACCTGTAATAGGATTTGTACCTAATCCATCTGGGTCAGGATTATTTAAACTCTTATCAAGATTAAATATATTCTCAAACATATTCATGTTATACATCTCTTCACCTGATTGAGGGTCAGTAGTAAAGAAACCTTCATCTTCATATTCACCAAATAAACTTGGCTTACGCATTGCTTCTATTGTTCTTTGTGCTTTTCTACCAAATAACATTTTTTGACCTCTAAGAAGTTTTGTCCATGTACCAGCAATTTCAAGATATACTTCTGCGAAAGGCATTGCTAATCTAACCATATCTGTAATGACATGTCTTTTATTTAAATCGTAAAGTAAAGATTTTGTTTCTGTTAAAGCGTATGCTTTAGCTAACTCATCAACTTGTCTTAAATCATCTAAACCTAATAATTTTTTAGCATCAGCTGTACCCATATTTTCTAAACTCTTTAGATATTTTCTAGCTCTACTACCAGGTACAGAACGACCCATCATTTTTTTAGCTTGACCAAATACTTGTTTTCTTGCAGCATTATCTAAGTTTGCATAAATGTTTTCCATAAAGTTCCAATAGAATTGTCTAAACGCTGGAGAACGTGATAATTCATTTGTTGGAACACCCATTAATCCTGAGAATAATGTTTCTAACAACTCATCGTATTTACCTGCAAGCTCACCTGTCATATCAGTTCTTGATGCCTTAAAGTGATGTGAGTCACTCCATACACCATTCTTCCTTCTTCTAAGCCATTCAGTATATTTTTTATGCTGTGACTCTGACATTTCTCTATTAAATTTTAATCTAGTAGATTCTCCAGCTGCATCTGCTATATCAACAAATTGGTTATCTGCTTTTGCAATATGACTAATTAACTCTTCATCTCCAGCTTGTATAATTGTATACTCAATAATATTATTTTCATTTGACACAGAAGGTTTAATAGAGTTTTCATCCCAAACATTTACCTTCCTTCCATCAGGTAATACTTCAACTGCTCTATATTTACCACCTGTTTTATCATGTATTCTTGCAACTATTGAATCTATATAAGAATCTGAATGTTGCTTACTATTACTTATTAAAGATTTAGTATATTTACCTGCTTCATCTGAATTTGATACGTATGCTTTTCTCCATTCACTAAGTTCCCCATCCCAAAAAGATTGTTTTATTTCATCTAATTTTCTATTGAATTGTTCTTTACTACCAATAGCATTAAATTCTATTTGAGCTATTCGTGTAGCTAATGGGTCATCTGCTAATTGCAACAACTCTTTAGTACCAGCTCCATAAAATCTTGGGTTATCTTTTTTAACTTGTGTAAATCCTCTAGCTCTCTTAGGGTCAAAACCTATAGTCATTCCTCTATGAGATTGAGTTAATGCTTGTTGATGTTGCATAGCAAATTCTAATGTGCTATCAAATTGTTTATCAAATATATCTGTACCACCTCTACCTAGATTAAGGGTATCAGCTAAGTAATCATCTCTTAATGCTTTTCTTTGGTCTTTAAGAATACCTGCTCTTTGTGAGGGCTTTCTACCTAGTACCCATGAAAATGCAGAGAATGGATGAGCAAATACATTATCTAAATCAGCTGCCCACATACGCAATTGTTCTTCACCCACAACTCTTAAAACCCATGCAGGTCTCAAAAGAATAGATGGTTTCCATATCCTTTGCATATAACCATCTCCAATCATTGTTAACATTCCTTCAGTAAGATTTACTATCTCTTCCTCATCTGCTGTTTTCTTAACATTAAGTCTTGCTTTTTTAACAAATAGTTTTACAGATTCCATAGCAGTTTTATCATCTTTAAGAGCTAGCTCAGCTAAATTAGTTACTGGTTTAGCTAACAATCTTTCATAATCTTCAGCATCTATATTTCTAGCTCTACCAGATAATCTCAACATTAAATCTCTCATAGGTCTAAATACTCTAAGGAATAATCTTGCATCAGGCATTGGAATAAACCCTTGGTCAAAATATTCAGAAAGCAAATGTGCTGTTGCTTTAGGTACTTTATTTACTTGAACTCTTTTATTTAAATCTGCGTTATTAGCTATATCATCTGCTATATCTTCAACTACTGTTCTAAGCTCATCAGCTGTGTAAAGTGTTTCATCACCAGGTTTAATTCTTTCTATAGCATTATCAATAGCACCTTTAACATTACCTAAAGTTATATTTGGTTTAAATTGCTTCTGAACAAAGAAGATATCTTCCATAGCTGTTTTTAATAATGCTTCTTCTGCACTTGTAAAATCACTAGGTCCAGATATATTCATAGTCTTAACATTATTAAACTCACTAAATCTTTGTATTTCTTCTGCTTGTTTTTTTGTTAACCCTTTAGATAAATCAACTACAGCATAAGGTTTGTGTCCTTGATAAACACCAGGCTTTAAACTTTTAATTCCTTCTTCAATAACATGAGTACCTTTTTCTAAATAGTTTGCAACTTGTTTCATACCTTGACCGCCTTTATTAGCACCCATAAATATAATTGTCATGTCAGCATTGTCTAAGTTATATCTTGAAACTCTACTTATTTCTTGTTTATCAAGTTTCATTGTTGCAAAATCTTGGTCCCAAAAATCTTGGTCGTATATTTTTTTCTTATCTAGTTCTGATAAACCTTTAAATTCTGGGACAACATCGGCTACATCATTATGTAAATCATTAATACGTTTATCCATTCTTGTTCTATCTTGAATAGATTTTTGTAAATCATCTTTAAATGGTTTAACAGCTTCATCTAATTGATTAGCTATAGCTTCTTTAGCTTCTTTAGTTGTAGACTCTGGAAATTCTTTTTTATATTTAGATACATTTTCAGCATTAGGTTTAAACTGTTTAGCTATTTCATCTATCTGAACTCTTAAAGATTCTATCTTATCAGTTATATTTCTTGTAGAAGTTTCTAAACCATCAAGCTCCATAATATTTTTATTTGTTTTTTGCCTAACCCTTCTAGGAAGTTTAGATACTTCAGTACCAACTTTTTCTAGAGCTTCTTGTCTAGCAACAGATAGGTTCTTTAATTGATTAGCTTTATCTGTATCTGATAAATCTGATAAACCAAGCTCTTTCATTCTTTGAGATACATCAGTACCAGATTTTCCTCTATATCCATAAGGGACTCTACCACCTGTTTTTAATCCTATTTCTTCTGCTATGTTTAATCCTGCTTGTTCTACACCGTCATAAAATCCACCAGTTACATATTCAACTAATGCTCTATCTTCTGGAGAAGTTGCATTACTAGCTATTTCTTTTATGTCATTAAGTATTCCATCTAACTCATCTGTATCTACTTTGCTAGATTTTTTATATTTAGATAATACTCTTGATATAAGACCTAATGCTTCATCATCAGTTAATTGTTCTGAGAAGAACGTATCAAATGGTAAATCTTCTATTTTACTTCCTGGAAAATATTCAAGCTCTCCTAATGCGTTTGTAAAATACATACGAGTTTCATCAATACTAGCCATCCATTTTTTAACTCCTTTAACTAACTCAGGAGGTAATCCTATATTTTCAAATTTTTGAGCTATGTGTTTTTGTACATCATTCCAAACATCTAAAATATCATTCATATTTCTTACAGCTTGAGCCTTACTTACATTATCTAATCCTTTTTGTGTAAGAGCTAAATCAGCTAGTTTATCTAATGCAGGTTCTGCTATAGCATCATCTACTCTTGCATATCTCATCCATTCTTGTAAATCAAAGAATGACTGATTGAAATCATTAACATAAAGTTTTGGTGCTGGAAAGGTATCAAACATTCTACCTACAGCAGTATTATTCAAATTATGTCTAATTGCTCCAGACAGACCTACAGCTTCTCCTAGTTCCCCACCTACTACACTTCCTAATTTAGAAGATACTTTTCCTCTAAATAACAAAGATGTTGGATTTAATTTCTTAGTAATTTCTCCACCTTCAATAGCAGCAACTAATATATCTTCTACTTCTTTAGTTGTTTTTGCACTTTTTAAATTTCTATGTAATACAGCATCAGCTCCATCACTACCTCTATTACCCATTAATCTTTTAATAGTTCCATAATCCTGTGCATTTACTAATTGATTTACTATCTTTCTACCTCCAGCAGTTCTTGTTACATACTCAATAGCAGAAGGAACATGTACTGTTTTTCTAACAGATTTGTCTATAATTCCAGCACCTTTCAAAACATCACCTTGTGATAATGACCTAGTAACTTTTCCAGCTTTAGATAAATATCCACCAACTAATATTGTTGGGTCAGCAAGAAGTGTAAATGCTCCGTCAACAATACCTGTTGCTACGTTGTAAGACCTAGTTCCTGGTTCAAATACGTTAGCAAACATAGGAGCTGCAGGAGTTAGCTTTACTGTTCCATGTTTAGATTTAATAGTAAGACTTTCATCTCTTGCTTGTTCAGAGTTAGTTATATCTTCTCCATAATAAGATTGAACTATTTTCTTTACTTCTTCTGGGTCAGCACCTCTACCAACCATTTCTTTATAAATATCTGTATTCTCTGCTAATGTTGAATTTCCAAAAAATCCTTCACCTAGGTTTACCTTTTCACCAGCTAGAGATTTTTTAATTGCTTCTCTACCTACAGAAGGACCTAGATGTTGTCTAGTCTTTTGCCATTCTGCTTGTGCTTTTTTATCAAATAGTAATGAAGTTGCTGCTGTTACTAATCCTTGACCATCTTTATGTTTTCTATCATTTAAATATTTTTGTGTAGATAACATAGGTTTCTTAACTAATTCATCTTGAAAAGAATCGAATGCAACAAAAGCTGTTCTAACAGTTCCCTTCATAGCATTTTTTGTTCTATCCCACCAAGTCTTTTCAACATCTAACCATCTCTCTACTAATGGAGCTAATTCTGGAGAATCAGCAGTTAATCCCATTAATGCAGAACCAAGTAATACATCTCTTGGTAAATAAAAATTTTCTGTTATTAAACCTTTTAAGTTTGCTGATATACCTGGATTAGCTTCTAAAGCATCAGTAAGTTGTTTAGCTTGTACAAATCTTTCTTGTTGAGCTTGTTCTTCTAAATCTTCAGACCAGGGAGGTTGCCACCACCATCTTATTTCTGCCATAAGACCCCCTATCTATTATGTCTCATTAAAGCTGCTATCTCTTTACTTGGTAATACCCTATACATACCCATCAAAAGCATATCAGGGTCCATCCCTGTCATCATAGATTCTTGATGAAGAGTGTCTTGTGACTCAAAAGGTCTATCTGTAGGTCTTGTAGCATCTTGTATTGCTCCTGGATTAGGTCCTATAATTTCTGGTTGAACTTCTGTTTCTACAATATTTGGGTCTTCACTAGCCATCATTGCAGAATTTTCTAAAGTTTCTAACTCTTTAGCTTGACCTTTAAAATCTTCAGCTTTATATTTTCCTTTAATTCCTCTACCCATAATATTCTTCTCCTTCTGGAATAATCATCAAATCTAACCTACCGACACCAGGTATGTAAGCTATTGTTATATGATTAATGATTATCTCCTCAGGAAAGTTTCTTGCTACTATTTCAGCAAACTCAAACTCTGAGCCTTCCATTACGCACCACCAAGTAATGCTGCTAAATTGGGTGGACCACCTTGTTGTGCTGCTTGTGCTTGTTGAGCTTGTTGTAACATTGCTTGCTCTTCAGGAGAAGGTTCTTCACCTACTGCTGAAAAGAATTTTTCTAATATATTTCCAATACCTTTTGGATTGTTATATATTTCTACAACAGCCATCATTGCTTTAGTATCACCCTGTTGTGATTGTTGTAATAACATTTGAAAAAGAATTTCTTCTGTTTTCTGTTTAGTTATTCTTTCATTGATTTGAACAATATTTTCTAGTCCATCCATTTCTTGTTGCATTGTTTCTTTATCAATGATTCCTGCTTGAAGCAACTGCAACCCTGTAATTATTTTGTTTGGTGCATCAAAAGATGCCATAGCACCATATTTTCTTTTAGTCATATAGTTACTATCAATATCTCTATCTGGAGTATAAAACTCTGCAAAGGAAGCTCCTTTGTATGTACCACTCATAGGTTTACGTTTATCACCTAATAAAATTTCATCCAGCTCAAGACGCTTTGCATCTACATCCTGTAACGCATATTCTAAAATAGTATGATATTCCGATACCATCTGACCTACGCCAGATTCTAGTTCTTCTAAACCTCTACCTGTTACAAATGAATTAGGAGATATTGCGTCATCCTGAACTGGATAACCTGCTACTACTCTCAATTGTCTTTCGAGTCTTCCTACAGATTCAAATAACTGATACGGTAAATTAGTTACTGGTTTAACAACCTGAGAACCAGGAGCTAAATAGTTTATGGAATGTCTTCCTTTTCTATATTTTCCTGACTCTATTTCTCCGACAATATTTGTTTCTGTAAAAACTGCATCTTCCATAGCTATAACTGACAAAATATTAATCTTTGCCATAGCTGCCATTAAACCTATAACTTGGTCAAACTGACCTTGTAACTTATCGAAACTAAATCTTTTAGCTACAACAAATGCTGGTCCTGATTTAAGGACATTAGGTATAAAATCTACAATTTTCTTTGAAGCAGGATGTACTACATATGTTCCTTCAGGATTCATATACTCTACAATTACATCTCCATCATCACTTGAATTAGACCAGGTACCTTGTTTGTTATTTAATCCATATAAAGCAGCAGGTTCATTTTCTCTTTGATTGCTATCTTTAGAAGCGTTGTACCAAGTTTTTATTTCAGGATACATTTTAAATAAGTCTTTAAGAGGGATTGTTTGTACAATAGCAAGTTCTGTTGGTTCTTGCATATTACCAAGATAACCAGGGTAACAGTCATAAGGATTTCTTAATTCTGCACATGGATATATATTTCCATTTTTATCTTTCTTTGAAGTAATTACCCAAACACAAAATCCATATCCTGGAAGCCATCTAGCTACTTGAGGAAGTTGTAATTCAAGTTTTTGCATATGGTCATATGAAGTAATAATTCTTTCTATTTTTTCTTTCTTTGTTTTATTACGATTACTATCTCTTGCATTAGTTATCTGAACATCTAATGTAGGTGTCTTTCCAATCTTTTGGGCTAGTCTATCTAATGCAGATAACATTAAGTTAGGTGCAGGTAAATTTCCACTGTCTACACTGTTAGTCCCAAGTAATTGGGCTATTCCATCTTCTCCACCATTTAGAATACTTTTAAATCTATATCTATCAGGTAAAGCATCTTTATGCATATTTCTTAGATATACAGCTCTGTCTAATATCTGGTCTGGTTTCACTTATTTAACTCCAAGGTAACTCGTTCCAGTCCATAGTATCATACTTATCGTAACTTGGTGAGTAATCATAGGACAAATCAGCATATGTTAATCTTGTAAGTGTCCTAACAGTTTTCATTGGAAACCAAGAAGCCATTACAATATCTGATGCAACAGCTCTACTATTAGCCTGTCCTTTAGAAGCAAAATATGTCAGTTGCTTTGTGTATAATATTGATTTAGATATTCCTTCATCATTTCCAAATGGTAATGTTATTATTTCTTCTTGAAACATAGGTGCTAATGAAGTTACACCAAATTTTTCGTCCCACTTATTTTTATGTGTTTCGTGTCCTTCTAGTTTTATTCCCTGTGATGCTGCAAATTTTTTGATTCTATCATCTTGTCTGATTGCTTTCTGGAATCCATTCTCTTCTATAACCCAGTGATAACAATTATATTTATCATACCATTTCTTAATTAATTCTAATGCTTCATCTAGACCACCACCTTGGTGGTTTTCTAAATCAACCATTGTTAATTTAGGTTTACTACCTTCAGTTTCTACTGCCCATAAGAACCCTGCTTGATAACCTGTTGCTGCAGGGTCTAACCCAGCAACCAGGTAACTTCCTTTAGGTATATATCCTAAAGGAACAGAAGTATCGTAACATTTTTCTATAACTTCTGGATTAAATATATTAAGTCCTTCTGCCATAGCTTTATTTAAATAAACCAT